AGCAAACACACCAACTTTTATTACTGATGAAAGTGTTACTTTAACATGGAGTGGATCGCATGCTGATTGCTTAACTTTACTACAAAGTTCATCTTGGACACCAGAAGACACAGGATCAATGCCTTAAGATATGGGAGGAAGAGTAGGTAGTATAACAACAGACATTGTAAAAGATGGGTTAATATTTAATTTTGATGCAGCAAATAAGGCAAGTTATATTCCTAATGCTTCAACTACATTTAATACAATTAACTTATCTCAATCAGGAAGTTTTTTAAATTCTCCCACATTTGTAAATTTTCCTCAAGCTTGGGACTTTGATGGAACAGATGCATGTATAAATTGTGGTGATTATGAAATGAATGGTTTTACAGGATTAACTATCGAGGCCTGGTGTAAATCTGATGTAACAGATAATAATAGTAGAAGAATTGTTTCAAAAGATCAAGTAGGAGTTCAAGGCGCTTTTATATTATGGGTACATCAATCGGATCTTTATTGGCAAACATATGACGGTTCTTGGAAACAAGCTATTTACGGATCATATTCAGAAGATACTAATTGGCATCATATAGTAGGAACATTACGGAATGGTACTAATACTTTGTATTATGATGGAGTAGCTATTGCATCAGTTGGAAGTGTTGGAGCATTAGATGATGCAGATAATGAAGAGATAGTAATAGGAGCAGATAGTGATATCTCCTCCCCAGAAAATGAATGGAATGGACAAATAGCAAATGTTAGAGCTTACAATCGAGGTTTATCAGCAACAGAAGTCCTTCAAAATTATAATGCATTAAAAGAAAGATTTAATTGAATATAAAATGGGAGTACAAGGAGGACCGGAAATAATAACAGATGAATTGAGTGTTGTTTTTGATATAGCAAACTCAAAATCATACATAAGTGGAAGTAATACTGTAGAAGATTTAGATGAAAAATATACTCTTGAACTTAATAATAATCCTGGTTTTTCTTCTGCAAATAAAGGAAGTTTAGTATTAGATGGAAGTGATGATTTTTTAGAATCTGCTGACTCTGCTTTTGATGAATTTGCTGTAGATAATGGTTCTGGTGGTATTAAATGGACTACAGAAAATTGGGTAAATTTTGGAGAAATATCAGGAAATCAATATTTGTATTATATTAGCAATAATGCTGGAACTTTAGTAAATTATTTATTTGTTAATGGAAATGGTAGACTACAGGCATTTATTTCAGGATCATCATCTAATTGGACACGTAGTGGAAATGATGCTATTGCACAAGATAATTGGTATCAAATATCAGTAGTTTATGATTCTGATCTTAGTAGATATTCAAGATTAAAAATATTTGTTAATGGAGCTAAAGCAACAGGACATACTAGTAATTTTTTCCAAGCAAATTCATTTGCAAGTGAAAAAATAAAAGTAGGAACTAATTTTTCTGAAAATTCACCTATGTCTGGAAGTTGGTCTAATATGAAAATTTACAATAAAGCTTTATCTACAGATGAAATTTTTCAAAATTATAATGAATTAAAAGGAAGATTTGGATTATAATATTTATAATTGAAATAAATTTTATATATTTATAACTAAAACAAAATGGCTAAAGTATTATTAAGTGCATCAATTCAAGAAGGATCAGTAGTTGAAGCGTCTCATGTGTCTCAATCAATTAAAGCTTTTACAGGGACTGAAGATTATGATATTAAAGTTTCTGGTTCTCTTACAATAACTGGTTCTACTAATATTTTAGGAACAGCTTCTGCAAATTATTTTGTAGGTAATGGTTCGCAATTAACATCAATAGATACAGGATCTTGGAATGGTATATTTTCAGGTTCAGCTGAAATAACAGGTAGTTTAAATGTATCAAATAGTCCAATAACTTGTTCAGTATTAACATCTAGTCATACTATATTTTCTGGACGTGATGTTACAGTACATAGGAGAATAAATGTCCCTATAATAAGAAATGATGGAAGTTCTATTGGATTTGATGGTGGTATAAATGTAACAGGAAGTATTATAGGAAGTGCAGGTGGAACTATAGATGGAACTCTTGAAGTAACAGAAAATATAAGTTCAAGTGGTGGGAATTTGATTGGTAATAAAGTACAAGCTGATACTTATTTTCAAGGTCCTGAAACAACTGAAAGAATTAATTTATCTGTAGCAGGAAGAGCAGATTATATTGTAGGTAATGAAACAATAGTTAGGATGGAAACTAATAAAGTTACTATAAATAAATCTGCTTCATTTGTAGAAAGAATTACAGCTTCAGCTGGTATAAATGTAGATGATATTAATCAAGGTGCTCCTGCAGGAGTTTTAAAAGTGACAGGATCAGCCCAAATTACGGGTTCATTAACAATTACAGGATCTTCTGCTTATAAACCAATAACCTTAGTTTGTTCAGCATCTGGATTTGGTTCTTCTCCAGGAACATCACTTCCTGCAGAAGGAGGAATAGTGTTTCTACGAAATACTAGAACTGCTGCTGGTTCAGTTGGTGAGGCAGATTTAGAAATTTCAGCTTTTGTTTCTACAGCAACCAATGTTGGAAAAACTGTTGATATATATTGGCAAAAAAGTAGTGGAGATGAAAATACAATACTTAAAAATAGTGGAATGACTGGAACTACTCATATTAATGGTGCACACTCATCAAATGGTGTAATTACAGTACAATCTAGTTCAGGAACTGATACGGATTTACAATGTTGGGTAAGAATTGTAGGTATGGGTTTTGAAAGTTGTAGTATAGTTTCTAATCAAACCCTTAGTTTTTAAATGATTTTAAAATTTAGTAGAAAAAAATCACCGGTTCATGGGTGGGGGTTGTTTGCAGATGAATTTATTCCTTTTAATACTATTATTGAAGAGTGTTCTTATGTAAAAATGGAAGTTGTTCCTTCCCCTTTATCAACTTATAGATTTGGGTGTCCAGAAATTGGAAATGCTATAATATTAGGATATGCTAATTTAATTAACAGTTCATTAGAAAATCCTAATGTTAAATTTAAATTTGAAAATGATTTATTTTACATATATTCAATAAAAGATATTGAGGTTGGAGAAGAATTATTTCTTAAATATCTTTAATAAACTATATATATTTTGAAAAATTAATTAATATTTATAATCATGGAAGAAAAAAAAGTTTTATTAGAAGAAGAAATTAACAAGATCACAAGTTTAAGAAAAAAATACACTGATCTTACAGAAGTTGTTGGTAATGTAGAAATGCAAATCATGTCTCTAAAAATTCAAAAAGAAAAAATTAAGGGGGATTTAGCAAATTTACAAAACCAAGAAGCCGTTTTAGCCAAAGAATTAGAAGAAAAGTATGGAAAAGGATCCATTTCTTTAGAATCTAGAGAGTTTCTTCCAACAGAGTAAACTTTTAAAAAAAATTACCATATTTATCATAAAAACATTATAAAATGGCAGAAACTTTAATTTCCCCAGGGGTATTAGCAAGAGAAAACGATCAATCCCAAATCACATCGCAACCAGTACAAGCGGGTGCGGCTATTATAGGCCCTACAGTAAAAGGTAAGCCTTATATTCCTACAGTAGTTACTAGTTATAGTGAATATTTAGCAACTTTTGGTAGTACTTTTATAAGTGCTTCAAATGAATATTCATTTTTAACAAGTATTTCAGCTTTTAACTATTTCCAAAATGGAGGTAGTTCTTTATTAGTAACTAGAGTAACATCAGGTTCTTTTACACCTGCTACTTCATCTCAAATTTCAAATAATGAATCAGTAACAGGAGGTATAGAAGCAACAGGAAGTCGTGAAATAATATCTGCATTTACTGATGGTACTGAAGCTAGAATTACTTATAGTGGTACAGTTTACAGATTTATAGCATCTGCTGATCCAATACCACAAGATGATGTTGATGGTAATTTATATTTCTTTAGTACAGGTTCATCGGCAAACATGACAGCTAATAACTTAAAAAATGAAATTAACTCTGCTTTATCTGGAGCTTTAGCTTCTGCAAGTTTAGATTTATTAGTAGCAACAACATCATCTGCTACATTAATATTGTCTGCTTCAGCAGTTGGAACTGCTTTTAATGGTATTACATTATCAACAGGTTCGGGTGCTTCATTTGCAACACAAATTACTTTAGCTGGAGGTGTTAATGGAGTAGGTAGTTCAAATGCCTTTACTTTAGAAACATTAGGAAAAGGAGAAATTTTAAACAGTACAAGTACTGAAGGTACAAATGGAGATTTAGCTAGTGGTTCAATTGATAACTTAAGATGGGAAATTGTTAATCCAAATACTTCTTCAGGTGTATTTAGTGTAGTAATTAGAAGAGGAAATGATTTAACAAAATCTAAATCAGTACTTGAAACATTTACTAACGTATCATTAGATCCAAAAGCTTCTAATTATGTAGCAAGAGTAATTGGAGACCAAACTCAAAATTTAATGGGTAGTGGAACTAGTGAACCTTATTTACAAACATCAGGAAGCTATGTAAATGCTTCAAGATATGTAAGAGTAAAATCAGTTGCTTCAAAAACTCCTGATTACTTAGATAATAATGGTTCGCCTAAATCACAATTTACATCGTCTATACCAACAGCTCAATCAGGAACATTTGGAGATGCTGCAGGAAGTATTTTAACAGGTACTGGAAAATATTATGCTGATATAAGCAACTCAGACACTCAAGGATTAGTAGGAGCTAATTACACAGATGCAATTAATTTATTAGCAAATAAAGATGATTACAAATATAATGTAATATCTTGCCCTGGATTAGTTTATGAAAATGGTACTCATGCAACTCCTTTAAATACTCTAATTTCTAATATAGAAGGTAGAGGAGATGCTATTATAGTAATGGATCTTAAAAATTATGGAGCAACAGTAGTAGGAGCTACTACAACAGCAGCAAGTTTAGACACTTCATATGCCTCTTCATATTGGCCATGGGTAATGGTTACTGATCCAGATTCACAACAATTAGTATGGGTTCCAGCTTCAACAATGATTCCAGGAGTTTATTCTGCAAATGATAGATCAGCAGAAGCTTGGTTTGCACCTGCAGGTATTAATAGAGGTGGATTAGGAAGTGTAAGACAAGCAGAAAGAAAATTAACTCAATCAAACAGAGATACTTTGTATGTAGGAAAAGTAAATCCAATAGCAACATTCCCAGGTAGAGGAGTTGTAGTATTTGGTCAGAAAACACTACAAGCTAAACCAAGTGCACTTGATAGAGTAAATGTTAGAAGATTATTAATAGCTCTTAAAAATTATATTTCTCAAATTGCTGATACTTTAGTATTTGAACAAAATACAATGGCTACAAGAAATAATTTCTTAACACAAGTAAACCCATATTTGGAAAGTGTTCAACAAAGACAAGGTTTATATGCTTTTAAAGTAGTAATGGATGGTTCAAATAATACAGCAGATGTTATTGATAGAAATGAATTAATAGGTGCTATTTACATTCAACCTACTAAAACAGCAGAATTTATATACCTAGATTTCAACATTTTACCAACAGGAGCAACTTTCCCAGCATAAAAATTGAAAAATTAGATATTTATAATAAAACAAGAATAAATTAAAAGAAAATGGCAGTATTAGATCCAAACGAAATATTTTTCACAGCCTTTGAACCAAAGGTAGCTAACAGATTTATCCTGTATATGGATGGAATACCTTCGTATATAATTAAAGGAGTTAGTGGAATGGGGTTCGCGCAAGACGAAATTGTATTGAATCATATAAACACTTATAGAAAAGTGAAAGGTAAACTAAGATGGAATGATTTAACAATGCAATTGTTTGATCCAATTACTCCATCCGGAGCTCAAGCTGTAATGGAATGGACAAGATTACATCATGAATCTGTAACAGGTAGAGATGGTTATTCTGATTTCTATAAAAAAGATTTAACTATTGATGTATTAGGTCCTGTAGGTGATGTAGTTTCAGAGTGGGTTATTAAAGGAGCATTTATTAAAGACGCTTCATTTGGTGATTTTAACTGGGATGAAGATGCTACTGCAATTAATATTGATCTTACAATTGGAATGGATTACTGCGTATTGAATTTCTAAAAAGAATTTAATATTTTTTTAAAAATAGCTTGGCTTCGGTCAAGCTTTTTTTTATTTTACATATGTATTACTAGAAATTAGTTTTTAATTAATAAAAGATATGACACAACAAACAAAAGCTACTCCAAAGGTTCAACCTCAAGCACAACCAACGCCAGAAGCTCCAAAACATAAATTTCCAACAGAAATAGTTGATCTTCCTTCTAAAGGAATAATTTATCCTAAAGATAATCCTTTATCTTCTGGAAAAGTTGAAATGAAATACATGACTGCTAGAGAAGAAGATATTATTACTAATCAAAATTATATTAGTAAAGGTATAGTAGTAGATAAACTTTTAGAATCTTTAATTATTTCCCCTATAAATTATAGAGATTTAATTTTAGGTGATAAAAATGCGTTATTAGTAGCAGCTAGAGTTTTAGGTTATGGTAAAGATTATAGTTTTACCTTTGCAGGAGAAGAACATACAGTTGACTTATCAACTTTAGATAATAAACCTCTAGATGAATCTTTATTTACTCCAGGAATTAATGAATTTGAATTTACATTACCTACTTCTAAGGTTGACATAACTTTTTCATTAATGACTAAAAAAGTAGAAGATAAAATTGAACAAGAATTAAAAGGTTTAAAAAAGTTAAATAAAAATCTTATTCCTGAAATGTCTACTAGAATGAAACATCTTATCGTTTCCGTAGATGGGAATAGAGATAATAAATCAATAAGAGAATTTGTTGATACTTATCTTTTAGCTAGAGATGCAAAAGCATTACGAGACTATGTAGTCGAGATCCAACCCGATTTGGATTTCAAATTCCAATACGAAAATTTTGAAGGTGATTTTGAAGAAATAGATATTCCAATTAATTCTAACTTTTTTTTCCCTGACAACTGATGAAGCAGCTCAATACAGAGCTAGTTTATTCACACAAATTCATGAAATAGTCTTCCATGGAAAAGGAGGTTATGATTTCGATACCATATATAATATGCCTATATGGTTAAGGAATTTTACTTTTAGAAAAATGAGTAAATATTATAAAGAAGAACAAGAAGCTCAATCTGGTAAAAATCCAAACACAACTAATAACTTAGACAAAGCTAGAGAAATACTTCAAAAAGCTCACAAACAAAATCCTAAAAATAAACCTAGTAAAGATAACAATCCTACTCCCCAACCAAAAACACCAGATTTTGTTTCAAAATCATCTAAATATCCTTCCCAATCTAAATTATCGAGGAAGTCATAATTTTTAATATTTATAACAAAATACTGTAAATGGCTAGAGGATTTGATGACTTACTAAAAAAATTTGATGAACTCAATAAAAAAATTGAGAGATTAGGGGGAACCAAATTTGGTGAAAAAACTTTTAAAGGTTTTAGGGATAATATCAAAGATGCTGAAAAGTTTCTTAGAATGATGACTAAAGAAGCAGAATCTTTAGAAAACACCCTTGAAAATATTAGTGATGAATTTAGAGCTTCTGTAAGAGAACTAGAAGGACAACTTAATGTTACTCAAGAAATTAAAAAAGCTTTTAATGGTCTAGATTCAGCAGCTAGAAAATTAAATGAACATAAAAGAGAAGAAAGTACTTTAACTGTAAAACAGTTAAAAGATCTAAAAAGAAAAATTGAATTAGAGGAAAAAGAATTACAAAAGACAGTTCAAAGATTTGAAACAGAAAAATTAAATGAAAAACTTTTAACTAAAACTGGAAGAATAAAAAAGAACATCTCTAAAACAGATGCAAAAATGGCTAAAGCTTATATAGAAGCAAAGGGTCATTTAAAAGATAATGAAAGTGCTTTAAAAAGAATCAATAAAGAAGCTGATGAACTTCTTGAAACTGAAAAAAGAATCAATAAAACTTTAGGGGTTACCGGAGCTGCTTTTAAGGGCATCCAAAAGATGTTAGGTAAAATAGGTATAGAGTCTGAACATTTTGAAAAAATGAATAAAGACATGAGAGAGGCTGCAGACTCAGGAAAAAGATTAAAAGTTATTGGTGCGGGAATAAAAGGAGCTTTTAGTGGGTTATCTGAAGCTTTAGATGATCCTGTAGTTCTCATAGGAGTAATGGTAAAAGCTTTAAAGTTTATGTTTGGTATACTTAATCAACATTACAAAGAAGTATCGGCAATAAGTCAGGTGTATGGAGTTATGGGTGAGCAAGCAGAACACATAAAAGAACAGATGGTAGCTGCTACTATGGCTGGGGGTAATATTTACATGACTATGGAAGAAGCTTTAAAAGCTACAAAAGCCATGAGTGATGAAGTAGGAATGCAACTCCAGTTTAATAAAGAAAATGCAGAAATGTATAATGACATGGTTACTTACATGGGGTTAAGTGAAAAAGCTGCTTCTGGTTTATTTGGTTTATCTGCTCAAACAGGACAAAACTATAGAGCAATGACAGATCAAATTATTCAACAAACTGCTATGATGGATAATCAATCCGGAGTTACTGTAGGATATGCAAGAGTTATAGAACAAATTGCTGATATGAGTGCTGAAACTAGTATGCATTTTAAAGGGGATGTTAACGCTATGACAACAACAGCTCATGCTGCAGCTAGGTTAGGAATGACTATAGACCAAATAATGGCAGCTACAAAACAAACCTTAGATTTCGAAAGCTCTATTCAAAAAGAAATGGAAGCAGAAATGTTCCTACAAAAGGACATTAATCTGTCAGTTTTACAACAAGCAAGAGCAAGAAATGATGCAGCTACTGTAGTAGCAGAACAAGGAAGATTACTTGCTGAAAATTATCATTTAGTAAAAGACAATGCTTTTGCAGCTGATGCTTTTGCTGATAGTATTGGAATGACTACTGAACAATTACATAAATATGGGCAATTACAAATGCAACAGGGTAATAAAAGTCTCCAACAAATAAAAGCTGAAGAAGAGGCAGATGCAAAAGCTTTAGCTGCACAAGAAAAAAAGGCTCAAGAAATGGAAAGATCATTTCAGGCCGCTATGATTCAATTAAAAGAAGCATTACTACCTTTAATTGAAAAAGTTTCTGGTTTATTTACAGGATTTGCTAATATGGTAGGTGGTTTCTTTTCTACTGGTGGGGGTAAATTACTTGCGCAAATAATAGGAGGATTAGCTGGAGGTTTTTTAGTATTTAAAGCAGGAAAATCCCTTATAAATCTATTTACAGGAGGGTTACTTAAACGAGGAAATACTCCAATGTTACCTTTATATGTTTCTGATGTTGCTGGTGGGGGGAATTTGACAGATACGTTTGGAAAGTTTTTTAGTAGAAATAATAAATTTGCTAGAATACTTTCAAAACCCTTAAAAGGATTAAGTAAGGTATTTGGGGGTAAATCAACAAAGGTAGGTAGAATGTTTAGAGGTTTGACTGCAAGAACCTTAGGTTCAACAGGACAATTTTTTAAAGGAAAAGTTCCCTCGTTTGGTCCTAAAATGGCTCCTAGAATACCAACTGGTCCTGGTTCTAAAATTATGCCAGCAGTTAGTAAAGCATTTAAACCTATATCAAAAGGATTAGGAACAGTAGTTAAAAAATTAGGACCTATAGGTGCAGTACTTGATTTAGGATTAGGTGGATTTACCGGATCATCTCAAGCTGATATGACAGCTGAAGAACAAAAAGCAGCAGGTGTTGAAGTTGGAATTAGTAAAGCAAAAGCAACAACTTTAGGAGTATTAACTGGAGGTGCTGAAAAAGGATCAATGTTTAGTGAATCTTTAGGAATTAAAAAAGGATCAGCAGCTGATGAAGCTATGGGTATAGCAGGTGCAGGTGCTAGAGGAGCTGCTATTGGTGCTACTATTGGATCAGTAATTCCCGTTGTAGGTACTGCAGTAGGTGCTGTTGTAGGAGGAGCTGTTGGATTAGTATCTGAAGGTGTAAAAGTATTTTCGGATCCAAATTCAAAATTAAGACAAGGAATTAGTAATTTTGGTAAAAGCGTATCAGAAGGAGTAGGAAAAGCTTGGGAAGGAACTAAAAATCTAGCAAAAGGTTGGTGGGATATGCAAAAGAAAGGTTTTAAAACTATGTCTAAAATTGGTAAAAAAGCTTGGGCTGGATTAAAAAAAGGAGCATCATCCTTATGGGAAGGAACTAAAAAATTAGCAAAAGGAGCTTGGGAAGGAACTAAAAATCTAGCTTCAAAAGCATGGAGTGGTGTTAAAAGTGTTGGAAGTTCAATTGCTGGTTTTTTTGGATTTGCAGATGGAGGTGTAGTCCCAGGTGGGTTTAGAGCATTTAACAATGGAGGAATAGTTAAAAAACCTACAATAGGATTAGTTGGTGAAGGTAAAATGAATGAAGCAGTTGTTCCACTTCCAGATGGTAAAAATATTCCAGTTAATTTAAATACCCAAAAACTAGAAAGTTTATTAGTAGAGTTAATAAGAGTTTCATCTACACCAATTTATATTGAAATGGATGGAGCATTAGTAGGAAAATCAATAGCTTCTAGCACTTCTGAGATGGGAGGCTAAATTTTTCCATATTTATAAACAAATTATAAAAATTAAAAATTATGAGTGGATTAAAACATGAATTATTGACACAAGGTTCCCCTTTATCTAATTTAAATGGAGGTCAGGGACCACAACCAGATTTTGCACAATCAAAAGTACAAGACACTTATTCAATTAATGGTATTCCAAATTTACCAAATTTACCACCACCATCACAATTGGATTTACAAGGAGAAGTACCTGCTTACAATTATGCAGATAATGCACCTGAAGGAGCTTCATTTTAAAAAAATAACTTAAATGCCCTTAATAACCCAAACCTCAGACTTGAGGATGTACAGGCGTCCTACTATTGGTACTATGGATAGGAGAGGGGGTGGGTCAAGTAATCAACCTTATACTCTAGCTACTAGACCAATGGGAATTCCTAATGATATTAGGGATGAAAATGATTCTAAATTACCAAGATTAGGCCTTACTGGAGGTCCTGATCTTTTTAATAGAGGAGGGTTAAATGCTCCTAGAAGAGGTTTAATAGATACTGCTAGATTAGCTTCTTATTTTTATGATCTTAAAAGTCCATCAGGTCCTTTATTTTTAGTTAAACAAAATTTATTATCAAGAACTTCAGTGAAAACTGAAGCCTCATTTGGTCCAGGATATGGTGCTGGATCTTTAACTGCTGATAAAACAAATTCATTTGAAAAAGGTGTTTTTGTTAATGAAAAAGGTGGGTTTATAAATCAAGGACTTATACCTGGAACTTACCTCCTTACTCCTTTAGGTATTTTAGGACAAGCCGCAGCTGGTTGGTCTGGACTACATTTAAATGCTTTTGGATTAGATCCAACTTCTCCTATGACGGGGGTTGTAGGAAGATCAGGTGAGGCAGGAATTAATAGATATTCTGATGTTATTCAACTCCAAAATGAAGGGGAAGAATACTTAAAAAGAAATAGATTAATAGGATTATATGAAGGTAAGATTATAAATGAAGACGAAACTCAAGTAATTTTAGAATATGGAGGAGGTCCAGGTTCTGTATTAGGTATTGGTAAAACTAGAATTCCAAGATTTACTTTTACAGGATTTAACAATCCTAAAGTCAAATCTGACTTAGAAAAAGGAGTTGGAGAAAGATCAAATACCATAGTAGTAAAAGACAAAGGCTATCTTCCAGGTTTAACACATTGGGAACCCTTTACTGTTCCTTATGATTATTACAATGTATTAGAATATGGTAGTGATGAAGAAGGATTTAATCCTCCAAATAGAGGTGCTAGCTTTAGATACAACCAAATGTATCCTGATACTGATCTAAATGCTAATACAACACTTAATCTTAATAATAGTGATGATGGGTTACTTGTAAGACTAAATAACACACCTTATGCTAGTACATCTTCATTAGATCCTAGAGAAGATATAAAATCATATCAAGTTGGAAAACAACAAATTAATAGTAGTGAAGATAACTTTGTTGAACCTTTTGGTGCTTCTTCTTTATATGAAGAAATAACAGAATATAAAATTCCTACAGATGAATCTACTGAAAACACATTAGGAATTAAAAAAACCCCAACAACTTGGGAACCTTCAACTAATCCATCAGTATATATATCACAACCTGTTTCAGGTTCAAACATAACAAAACCTTCTTTAACTCCAAAAGAAGGAGTTACAAATGGTTTAGGCTATTATAATAGTACTTATTTAGCTAGATGGGGTAGAGGATCATTAAATCAGACTAATTCTCCAAATTCATCATCTATAAATTATTTTAATTTATTAGGAGTATCTAATGTATGGGCTTCTCAAGCAACTTCTGAGTTTGTTGATCCTGATGATCCTACTGCTTATATTTTTAATAGAGTTTTTAATTCCATTAATGATGATGGTCAAAAATTTGATACTTTTAATTATAGTGTCTATAACTATAAAGTTCATCCTGAAACAGGACAAGGATATAGCTATTTAGCAAATACAAGTAATCCACTTAGATCTAGATATAATACACATACTTTTCCTCAAAATGATTTTGTTAATTATACAACAGGTAATGACTTATTTAATATTGGAGTTCCTGATGGTGAAGAAAAATTAACTAATTCAATTATTAATTTAAATGGAGGAATGGCTTGGAGACAGAATCCTAATCCTCAAGATTTTAGAAAAAGAATAATTGAAGTAGAAACTGAATTTCTTAATAAAGATTTTGATGCCCCTCTTGAACCTGCAAGAAGAGTTTTATCTATATCACCTGATTATAAAACAAAAAGTAGAAGAACAAGAATTAGTGCTGGGGATCCAGGATTTTCAAATACATCAGATGGAAGAAAAGATGTATATAATTATGGGGTTCCAGCTCATACTCTCCATCAATTAGAAAATGTAACAGATAGAATTACAGCATTGCCCCCTTATGAAAGATCAATGGTAAATACTAAAAATGCTGTAAATGATTTTGTTAAATTTAGAATAGCAATCTTAAATAATGATAATCCATCTAAAAATCTTTATTTACACTTTAGAGCATTTTTAGATAGTATGAGTGATGCTTATAATGCTACTTGGTCCCCAATTCAATATGTAGGAAGAGGTGATAATTTTTACAATTACACAGGATTTAATAGAAGTATAAGTTTAGGATTTACAGTTTTTGCTCAATCTAAAGCTGAGTTAGTACCTATGTATTATAAGTTAAATGAATTGGCAGGTTCATTAGCCCCTGATTATACCGAGGCAGGAATGATGAGGGGAAATATGGTTAGATTAACTGTAGGGGGTTATATATATGAACAACCAGGGTTTATATCATCATTAAATTATGATATAGTTAATGAAGCTCCTTGGGAAATTTCTATTAATGAACAAGGGGGTGCTGATACAAGTGTTAAAGAATTACCTCATATGATAAAGGTTACAGGTTTAACATTTACCCCAGTACATGATTTCTTAGTTAGAAAAGGACAAAGATTTATATCATTATCTACAGGAAGAAATTCATTAGGATTATATAATAATAAATCATCATATAAACATTTAAAAGGAAAAACACCTTATAAAAATGATGCAAACTATATTCCAGGAGAAGGTTAAAAATTAAAACAAATGGGACGTTATTCAAAATTTAAACCTATAAAAAATTTAAATCCTAATGTAGGAACCCTAGGGGATCTATATTATAAAACAGTTTTTTATCCTGAGGTTGAAGAATCAGAAGAGGATATTTATGTTATAACAGATTTTGGAGATAGGTTAGATTTATTAGCTAATCAATTTTACAATGATGTTACCCTATATTGGGTTATATCAATAGCTAATCCTAATGTTATGAATTTTGGCTCACTTACAATTCCAGAAGGAAGACAATTAAGAATACCTGCCCCCCAAAGACTACCAGACATATTAGATGCTTACAATATAATGAATAATGATTAAAAGTTATGAGTGGACAAAGTTCAAATTTATTTGGGTTACCTTTTTTACCATATGTTCAAGATCAAATAAATCTTAGACAACAAGTTTTTGGTAATAGTGTTGATTTAAATAAATCAAAAACACAAAAAAAATTAGGAATATTTCCTGATGAATACAATAAACTTATTACTGTTAGAGCACCTTGGCTTCGTTTAGCAAGTTCAGTTAGTTTAGAACCAGGAGATCAACCTGATAAATTTCCAAGAGCAGCTGCAGGAAATTCTAGAATTAACAGATTAAAAGGTTTAGGAATAAAAAATAAAGATCTTCAAGGATCTAGATTAGCTAAAAAATTTGTTTTGCAAGGAGGAGCTTTGAGTGCTTATACAGGTGAAGTACCCTCTCCTAGAAAAAATAACACAACAGTTCCTGCAGAAGGAGGATTTACAGGTTTAAATTATGGAGTATATGATCCTACAAAAGCAGGAGCTTCAGATCCTTTTAAAGTAGCTTATGGGTGGGGAGGAATGAATGATGTAGGTGATGTGGCTATGAGAGGAACTAATCGAAGAGGTTTTGTTCCTATGCCAGGTATAACTGGCGCTTCAATTCAATATTATAACAATGGGGCTTTTGCTAAAGCAAGTGTAAATATAGTATGTTATAGTAGACTTCAAATGGCTTTAATAGAAACTCTTTACATGATGCCCGGTTTTTCATGTTTACTAGAATGGGGATGGAGTCATTATTTAGATAATAAAACAAAAAAAGTTGTTGGTTTTAATGATTTTCTAACCCAACCCTTATCTACAGTTTTAAATAAATATAAAAAACCTCATTTTGAAATATATAAACAAATCCATGATGAAAGAGAAATACATAGTGGAAATTATGATGCTATGTTTGGAACTATTTCAAAATTTAATTGGAAATTACAAAAGGATTTTAGTTATATGTGTGAAATCCAATTATCAGGATATGGGGATATGATAGAATCTTTGGGTATAAATAGAAGTCTTTCTGAACCTTCTTGGTTTGAAAAAAAGGGAAATGCATGGACTAATGGAACAGATGGAAAAGACCCAATTGCTGCTTCCCAAAATTCAGCCCTTGAGACTTTTGGACAGCATGTTAAACCTGAAGAAAGACCAGAAGGTTCTCTTTTATTAAATGCTACTAAAACTGAATTAAATAGACTACTTTATACTTATGGACTTTTTTCTCAACAAGGAGGAAAAGCTCCTAAAGCAGGATCATTCTTAAAAGTAGGAACTACTTCAGGAACACAAGTAGTTAACCAACAAAATGCATCTGTAAAATTTGCTAAAGAGCCTGATTGTGTTATTTATGCTTTGCCTATAGATAATTTTTTAGACCCTGATGATGATTATAAAGAAAAAAAGATCACCGTTAAAGGAGCAACTATGCAAATTACTAATGTTACTTATAATGCTCATGGAACTAATGAAGAAAAACAATATACAATAGCTCCAACTCCTGCGGTTTATATGACATTTGGTTTTTTATTAGCTATAATACAAAATAATTTATTAAAATATAATAAAGAAGGAGATTCAACAGTTCCTTTATTTTCATTTGACTTTAATTTTAAAGATCTTAATAAGGATCAAAATTATATGTATTATCAACCTGGAATGTTTTCAGCAAATCCAAAATGCTGTATAATTCCTTATGAAAATCCCCCATTAAAAACAGTACCAGCATCAGGTGAAGGAAGTACAGCAATTTCAAGAAGGAAAGCCGCAAGTACAGGAGTAACAGAAGGAGGACAAGATGGAGTTGGAGTAGGAACTGTTATAGCTTACGATCCAAACGCACCAACAACACCAACAACACCAATAACTCCAGTAACAACGATGGATAATCAAACTGGATTTACAACAAACCAAACATCTGAAACTACTAATTCAAATATACAAACTGATCTTACTGGGGCTCCAATCAACCCAAATTTGACTATTCAACCGATGGTATCAGATAATACTACAGTTGCTAATGCTGACTTTCAAATAAAAAATGACCTATTAACTTCAAAATCATCTACTCTATCTAAAAATTTTGATAAAACAAGTTTTATGAAAAAAGTAGTAGAAAATGCCGAACATGCAGTTGCTCAGGACAAGGTAGAATATTTAGAAACGAATCTTAATAAAGAATTATTATATAAAGATTTTGCTGCTAAATTTAGAACAGATGATCCTTATATAGCTAGAGTAGCTAATATTTATTTAAACATGAATTATTTAGCTTCAACATTAGAAACGACTAAAGCTGACAAAGATGGAAAAATTTCTATATTAAGATATATTCAACAAATATTAGATGATATAAGTGTATCTTTAGGAAGTGTTAATAACTTTCAAATAAGAAACGACAAAGATACAGGGAAAGTTAAAATTTATGATGATATTCCTAAACGTGTTGAAAAACATTTAAATGAAGACTTAAATTACACAAGAAACCCAGATCCTTTAAAACATACAAGAATAGAATTTTTAGTTAAAGATGGTACTGTTGGGGGATTTGTTAGAAGTTTAAATCTAAGTTCAGAATTAAATGATAGAATGGCATCCGCAATAACTATTGCAGCCCAAGGAAATGGAGGGTTAAATGATACTGGAGAAAATGTTTATAGTTTTGCTACTTATTCTAAAGGAATGATAGATAGACATGCTAAAAAGAAAGAAGATTATGTTCCATCAACTAAGGCACCCCCTCCAGTTAAAACCATGATTATGTACATGAAGAAAAATGCAGTTCATGATAAATTTAAAAAAATATATGCTGAAGGATTATGGGATGAAAGTAATTTGCAAAGTTTAACTGCAATCAATAAAGGTCTTCAAAAATTAATAAAGAGTACTTTGTTAGAGGGCCAACAAATTCCAGTTCCACAATTACTTCCTTTTACTATGCAATTAGGATGTGATGGGATTGGGGGTATAAAATTATTTGAAAAATTTCTTATTGATGATGCTGTATTACCCCCTTCTTATGGATCTGACAATATAGATATGTTAATTAATGGAGTGAGTCATAATATTGATACTGGTGGTTGGGTTACTAACATTGATGCTATGATGCATAATAAAAATCCACTTTCTCCAATTGTAAGACCTCCCGCATTAATGGCAAATCAAGCAGGAGTAACTTCTGGAGGTTATAGTGGACAATCAGGTGGTACAAAAAGACCTAAACCAGGTAAAACCCCACCAGAAAAGGCTAAACTAAGAGTAAGACTTACTCGATTATTTGATGATGGTATACAAACCAATGGTTATATGGAAGTACTTTCTGAAGATTCAAAAAAAGTATTATATCGTTTATGCACAACGGAACTTCCTTGGAAAGGGAATGCTAATGGTGTTAGTTGTATTTTCTTAGATAGATATTATATTACTCCTCGTACTACTGGAAAACATGCAAATAAAGCTTTTTTTGTGCAAGGAGCAAAATCTAATGGATATGCTTATAATCAACTTTTTTATAATGGATATACTAGAAATCATGTATTAATTCATAAATCTCCAATAGCCCCAGGTTGGTTATTAGGTTGTATAGGTCCTGGTTTAAAATTTAATACATCTAATATTAAAAATGGAAATCAAGTAAAAAAACAATTAGGTACTGGTACTAAATATCGGGATCCAGCTGCAGCTGAATCTGGAAAAGCTGTTAAAAAATTATTAGATACTTTATGGTCCACAGGAGGATTTTTTATGGATATTAGAAATATAAATGACGTTCCTACTGGACAATTAAAAGCAAAAGGATATGATAGATACATGCATCCTAGTGTTCAAAAACTAATTAAAAAATACAAACTAGATTAGTATTATGGCCTATTCTCCCCCAAATAGAATAAAAACTGACCTTTATACTGAAGGGAATGAGTTTATTTTCATTGACAATGGGGATTGGTATGAAGGATTTTATTGGAAAAATTTTCAAGAAAGATTTTTTACAGGAAAAACCCCAAATGATCGTCCTACACGAGAAATCATTAGACAAGAACCCCTAGAGGATCCAGGTGAAATAGCAACTCAAGATAATATTAAATTTACTCGCATAATGAGTGCAGATAATGCCTTTCAAGAAAATGTAGATAATTATGTTGTCCTCCAAAAGAAAGATTTTTATAAAATAAAACTTCTTCCAGTTCAATTTTATCCAAAGCCTACAAAAGAAGATTATCAATTAGGAATTATTCAAAGATATTTCTCAGTAAAACAAAATGAAAATATTTATTTAGAAATTGATAAAGAAACATCTGATAAATTAGCCCAACATGATGATGAATGGGATTGGGAATCTTATGCTACTTTTAGAATACAATGGACAATAACAGGTGATGAAAGAGATGTTTTTAGAGCTAATTACAACTCTGTTGTATTAAAAGAAAGAGATTTAAAAGATTTTGTTAACAGAACAGGATTTAAAAACTTTTTAAGAGGAGAATATTTAAAATTTTATAAATCTAGGTTGGATATTTAATTATCTTTTTTTACATTTTTCCCTAAATAAAAGTTATGTTCTGGTTAGTTGAAACTAAATTACAGTTAGAAAGGTTACTTAACAACAGTTTTGGAGAAGCATTTGTTGAGGTAATTCCTTACTCCTATAAAGAACACCCTTTTAAAAATAATATTTGTGCATTTTATATTAGACCGTTAAATTCAACTAAAGGATATATAATACCATTATCCCATGGAGAAACTTTAGAATTACATATAGAATGTGTAAATGACATATTAGACAAATTTGAAAAATTATATGTTAGAGATAAAAAAGAATTCTTACATTATTATATAGAACATAAAAACGTTTTTGACATAACCATTAATTCGCCTACATATATACAAGAATTAACACAAACACACCAATGGTTTCATCAAAAACACCCAAATAAAAATGATGTAAATAGAATTATACCAATTGTTAAACACTATGAATATTGCGAAAACATATTTAACAAACTAAAACCCTATATAAATGAGCCAGTTAATGAATTTTACAATAAAAAAGCCACAATGGTATTCAACGCCGTGGAGCGAAGTGGAATACGAGTTGATAGACAACAATTCAAATCGTGTTTTCATGATATCAATGGAGAATACACCTACACTCAATTCAACTTCAAAACCCTCACAAGAAGACCCTCAAACAAATTTAAAGGAGTAAATTATGCCGCACTTAATAAAGAAAATGGCGAACGAAAATCGTTTAT